TGTGAGAGTAAGGGAACCTGCCGCAACCGTCTTTATGGTATAATCACCATCATTTGACGTAGAGCCGTCAACCTTGATTATCTGTCCTGCTGTAAAGCCGGGATTAGTTGCATCGTAATTAAGCCTGGTAATAAAATTAGTTGTAGTATCTTTTGTTATAACAGCATTTATACCTCCTGTAAGGGTTGCTCCCCCAACTGCAAGGTTAGTCGCACTTTCTGCAAGGGTAAAGGCATTACCGTCTGTGCCTGTTGTATCGTACGTTACGGTAACCACTCCTGATACATTTGAGTAAGTAGCTACATTTATTTCTGTATTAGAACTCCCTCTGGCACTATCATTCATATTTGCAACAAATTCTGCTGCCATCTCAGTTGCTGTACCTGCCTGTAATTCAACCTGTGTAGTCTCGTCTGTTGCAGATGTTTTAAAAGTAATGCTTTTGCCGTTTACAGTAATAATTTCATCATTTGACGGATCACCCGTAAATGTTATTGTCTGTGTGCTTTTAACACCTGCTGTAAATTCAATATCATTATCTGTAAGGCCTGTAAGAGGGTATGTGGCCGCATCTGTACCATCCCATACCTGCGGCAGATCATTACCTGTGCAGATAATAAGAAGATTATTAAAGGTAACAAAGTGTACTGCACGGTTTATGGTTAACCCTGTTTTAAGTACAGTAGTATAATCTTTCTGTATCCTACCGTCTGAGGTAGCTGTTATTATAAAAGTATTGCCATTTTGCAACGTATACTGATACAGTCCGTATATACGTGGAGTGCCGGAAAGGGCAGATGTATTAACGGTAGCCGTACCACCCCTTTTACCCCTGCCTCCTTCATGCAGGTTAATATTCTTGGTAGGTTCCACCATTGCCTCTATAGGCATTTTATCAATATTCTTATCATAAGAATAACCTCCTGCTGCAAGGTCAATGCCGTATGTCTCACCTTTATATGCCATGTTTTTTTTATTATTCCCCTGTTGTAATATCTAAATTATAGGCATTTGTATTGTATACTACCGCACTATCAAGAGTTACCCCGCTATTCATCCTGTCTACTGCATTTATATTCTCGATTACCTGTTTACTCTCCTGTGCTACTGCGTACACTTCCGGTGTTAATTTATTATCATTGTCTGGTGCAAATTCTATTGCAAGGTTGTAGACCAATGCCCTGTTATACTCAAGCGGTATACTGAAAGTAGTTGAAAGCGCAGATGGATTTGTAAGGGGCTTTTCTGAGATCAGTGTAAATGCGTATGTCGTATCTGCTTCGTAATCAAATTTAATCTTGCCTAGAGGGTATTGAGGGTCATAGTACAAACGCCTTGGTCTTGATTCTGAATCTTTTGATAGTATTTTATTATACTCATCCTCTGTCATATCAGTCTGTACCGGGTAATCATCATTTGATACCCTTATGTATGCACTTATAATCCTGTTCGGCCTTACAGTATCAAAATCACCACCGGAGCCTATGGTATACACCGCCTGTCCTGATATAAGGGTAAAACTTTCAGTCGTTAAAGAAGGAACACTTAAACCATCCGCACTCCAACTCGATAACATATTCTGCAAATCCTGCAAACCGTCTGTTTTCTGTTGAGTGGTAATGCTTTTAATTCCGTTTTTACGGTACGCTGCGGTTATGACTTCCTCTGCTGTCATATTAGCCATTTTATTTTATCTTTCTCCCGGTAATAATATTAATTAATAAATGAATAAATATAAAAAAAAAGACAAACAGGTGCAGGAGTAATACACACTCCCGCACCTGGAAAATATAAAAAAAACTATTTAACCACGAACTCTACATGCCCATTCAGGTCTGATGGTCTTATAACCAAATAAGACATCAAGCCTTGCAGGGAATTTATCATTCGTAATATCTCTGTCTCTCCATAACCTCATGGAAATACCATCACTGACAGCCCTTGACATTCTTGCCCCAGGCTCAGTGTGCAGATCAGCACTTACAAAAGTAAAGGCATCTCTGTGATAGGCAAGGTTCTGTGTATAAACACCAGAAGCCGCACCTGAACCACCGGAAGCAACATGAACTATCGCTTTGCCAGCACCAGCACTTACCAGTTCCACATTCTGTTTCGCACCTGATGTTACAGGTGTAGGCGAGACTGTGAATGTATCTGTTGCATCGGCAGTAAGAGCAGCCGTGATAACAAATTGCTGTAAGTGTGAGTAACGCTGTTTAGTCTCACGATTAACAGCATACACATCTGCAATTGTAAATACATCACCGACAGTAAGGGTTTGAGAACTTGTCTGCCCTGTTGTTACAATAGAAGCAGAGTCGCTTGTTATACCTGAAGATGTATTACAAACAGGTGTGGAATCAGTCCTTGTTCCATTAGTATGACTTGGAACCATATTGCTTTCCCACCATTTCAAACCTGCTGCTTCCCCGATATAACCCTCTGCAAAGGCTCTTTCAAGCTCACTTGACTTATGGAAATACCCACCGACTGCATTTACAGTACCAGCCATAGCGACTGAATCCATAAGCAAATGCCTGTCATTTGTAGGTGCAAGGCCCTGACTCAATTTAGTATTCGCATTGAGCGCAGCAAGAAAAGTATTAGGGTCTGTTGCGGTTCCTGTATTCGTAGAAAGATTAAATACATCCTGATAAACATTGGAAAGAACCGTATATTCAACGTCTGCCGCAAGCCTGCTCATTGCAGGGTCTATAAAGCGAGACATAAAATCATCAACACTTAATGTCAATTCAACAGAACTGAGATTAATCGCAACATGCTTCTGCGTTGCAAGTGTTAATGTCTGTGTTGTTTCTGTTACATCCTGCGTACTCATGGTAGCACCACTTGTTACAGTGTACTCATTAGGATCCCTGATAAGCAATGTGCCTGCATTTTTCGCACCCTCAACTGCAAAACGACTATCGTATTGCCTGTTAATGGTTTTGATAAATTTTAATTTATTATGGAATGATTCTAAAGCCCTGCGGACAATATCACCATCCGATAACGTTTTAAATGTATTAGCCATCTTGTTTTATTAACCTCCCTTAAACTTGTTAACTTTCTCTCGTTTACGCATTTCAAACCACTCACTATCCGTCATATCCTTCGGGTCTTTTGTGATAACCGTTCCACCATTACCTTCAAGATTATTCAGTTGCTGTGGCGCACTGGTTGTTTTAGCCCTTGCACTCTCCATGCGCTGTTCGAGCTTTCCTATTTCAGTTGCAATTTTTAATTCAGTAGGAAGTGTATTCAGTGCTTTAAGCTGGTCTGGATTTGCCTGCAGGTAGTATGCTATTTCAGCATTTGATTCACTACCAAGGATTGCCGTTCCCGCTTTGCCGTATACAGTAGATTCAATACGGTCAATCATATCGGGAAACTTACCATTAAGTGCCTTTGCCCTCTCGACAAGTCTCTGTTTATTCTCAGTCACACGTATTTCGCTTTGCGAGGCTATAGCTTCCCGCTCTACCGCATGCTGGCGGTAATTTGCGTAATCATCCTGATACTTGTCCATATCCACACGCCACTCTTCAGATGTATCGTAATCATCCATGTGCGGTGCAATAGGCTTCTCCTTCACCATGGCTTTTTCAGTTTCAAGCCGACGGCTCTTCTCTTCTGCCTGGGCAGCCCTTGTCTCGGCTGCTCTCTGCGCAGCGACAGCCTTGTCAATCTTAGTCTGTAGCCATTTAGGTGTACCCTCTTTACCTTTTTGTATATTAGATATTTCCGGTACGGCCATATCCTCTATACTTACACTTCCATCTTCTTTCCCTTCTTCTTTCCCTTCTTCTACAGTAGCCGTACCTGTATCTCTATTTTCTTCTTCTGTTCCGGCTTGTACTAAATGCTCCAAGTCCTTTGGCTTTTTTCCTTCTTCTTCATGGGATACTACTACCCCTTCAGAAACCTTCTCTTGTATTGTCATTTTTTATAATACTCCTTCTAAAACTTCTCCCGGAACCGCCTCCGGTGGGCCTTCACCGCCTTCCTGCTGCGGTGCGTTTTTATTATTATTTCCCATCAATGATGGTAGATACTGCTTAATCTCATCTGCTATATCCTGATGTCCTGGCCAATCCATACCCTCTGCTATTCTCGGCAGTAAGAACATTGCCATATTAGGCGCAGCCTGTGCAATACTGGTCATACCGTCTAACATCTCCTGCCTTCTTGTAGACCATGTTTTAACATCAGCCACTACATCATATTTACCGACCTTTAAATCATTCTGAGGCACACCTGTCATAGCCGCCTTCACTTCAGGCACATTAACTGTCCTTAAATCTTCCTGTGGATTCTGCGAAGCCCCCTCTACACCAAGTATACGAACAACCCTTTCTGTATCGTATATCCTGGGTATCAAATCAATTAACTGCCTTGCTGTTTCCATGATTGCCCTTCTGAAATTATCAGGGAAATGGAATGTACCAAAATCACTTCTTGATGCTCTCTGTCTTATAGCAACCCCTGTTCTTTCATTACTCCTTTCTCCAAAAGATGAATCGTACATGCCTATAGTGTCCTGAATATCGCCTGCTGTAAGCTGTAGCATTGCAGCAGAGCCGGTGGGTACCTGTGGAGGATTTTCCCTTCTCGGCATGAATTTGCCCTGTGGATTAAATGGCAGATACGGCAGATTCTTCTTATTGGCATTATTCCAATAAGTCTCATGCCCTTTAATCATGCCGGTTGTTACGAGGTATGGAGCCTTTGGTGCAAGTGCAATAGTCTCTGTCATATTGGTTTTCCAGAAGTTATACATCCTCTGGTCATCCATGGCATCGTCAACAAGGCTCCTTTTGTAGATTTTGCCGTTAAGATTTACCCAATCACCCTCTACCTCAATAATGGGTATCTCTTTACCTGCCCACTCTCCTGTTTCAAGTATCTGTGATGCAGTCATTTTGCACCACTTAACTTTATAGGTATTTATATTTTTCTCCCTTACTACGCTCCATTGTGCAGGTTGTGGGTATGGTGCCTGTCCTGTGTCCATCGCAATAGGTGGTGGTGGGGTAAGGTATTTGTCCAGTTCCGCTTCAGGCACAACAATGCTCTCGCCTGTAAAGGTATTGCTTAATTCGTATATTGTTTTAACTTCACGCTCTTTGTAGTAATATTCTGCAATAATAATACGTTCATCGTTGTACCATAGGTCATGGCCATCCTCTGTTATTGAAGTTGAGCGGAAATGTTCTTCTCTTGCATCAGGGTAGTTAAATGCAAATTCATCCTTTGTTATACTTTCCCTGATAAAGCCGAACATCTTGTGGGGGTCAAGGTACACGGAGAATTGATCGGGTACTTTTTTGATGAGCAATTCCTGGTCAAAGGAATCGTCTGATTCTCTGGTTACAATACGCCAGTAGCCTACATTACCGGCCACGGCCATCTCTCCCGCATCCGTGTATACTTTCTGCGCATCACTCGCATACTCAATCTGACGTATCATGCCACTGAGTATCTCTGCTACATCAGGATCGCCTTTATCGTCTACAGGCCGTGCATTACACGCAAGGCGTTGATCCCTCTCTCTATTTGCCACCTGTGCAACAAATTTACGCAGCTTATTTGAAGTAAGGCAAGGCCTCCCGTCTTTCGCTCTCTCATCCCTGATGCTTTGAGGCCATTGCCCATTATCAATATTGTAGACAAATTTCATGCTGCTAAGTGCGGAATCACGGTTGTGCCTGTCTACAAGTTCAATCTTTTCAAATCTTGATAGAGCTTTAGTAAGTAAATCTTCATCGAGCTTCTGTTTCTTTTTACCGCTTCTGCGGCCACTTGTCTTTTTTGCCATAGTTTTTTTATCCGATTCTATTTATTTTTTCTTTTATTTATGCACCTAACCACTCTTCCGTACCCGCCATTGCATATTCATTTAATTTATTTGTAGTATTTTCCTCTAAATATTCCGTGCCTGTAAGCGTATACCTGTATAAATTTTCCATAAAATCATCGTTTATTTTTTCTATTTTGCCATTATCATCAAAGCATAACCTCTGTATGTCGAATACCACGCCCCGTGTATTCTCTTTCACGCTCTGTAAAGTATCAAAAAAGAATAGAATGGGTAATTTATTAGGCCCTTCAAGCCATGTTCTTATATTTCTCATGCCACTCTCTTTATCTTTAGATGCAGATTGAAGATATACCCCTTCTCCTGTCAGTTTATTAGAGATAATCGTAAAGGAATCTTCCACATCTGCCCTGTTTGACATAAACTTATCATCCCCTTTACTAAGAGGGTCAATATAGGCATTCTGTATATTCCACCCAAGTAAACTTTTTTTGCGAATAATAATATCTGCAATTTCTTCCGGTGGGCAATTAACCCAATATTCATCAATACAGTAATGCCGGTTATGTTTGTCGCACCCGTAAAAAGAGATTGCATGAGGCTTATTTAAATGTAAATCTATACACACCGTTACCACCCAATCAGTAGGTATGCCCCCTTCTGGCTCAGGTATAATATGCTTATCTTTATCAAAAGACTTGATTACCAGCCCCACCAGGCGTTTAAACATACCGAAGAAACGACTGGGCTTCTCATCAAGCGGTGTATCTTTTGCAAATTTAAGGAAGTAGAGTTCCATTATCTTATTAGTCTCCTTTTCCTCTATATTCTCACGCAGATACTTCTCAGCCTCCACCCCTTTATCGTCCTTATACATAATAAGGTCAAAGAAGTGCTTCTTCTGCCCGTCTGCATCCTTCCAGAATTTAGTCCTTACACCACTTAAACCCATACCGGTAAGGATTTCATCGTCATGGTCGTAGAATATCTCATTGTCAAGACAGCATAGATCGTCAATAACAGCAACATCACTACGATTTGACAGTATCAGATTATCAAGAATCCACGATTCCTTAAGAGGCGTAGTAGGTATCAGTATCTTCCCACGATTACCAAATAGACCCCTTGCCATACCCGTAAACTTCTTCTCAGGGGGAGGCTCATCAGGAATCCAACCATGCCCAAACCACGATTCGTACAGGTCATCATCCATGCCATGCGTCAGTAATTCAAGTGTACTCCCATTCTTAAAAGTCCAGAAATACTCAACTCCATTCGTATTCCTTTTCGTATTAT